CTGATCCTGCTTTGGATAACGATGGTAGTGCCTTGGTCGCTGGTGCGCTTTACTTCAACAGTACAGCAAATGAAATGCGTGTGTATGACGGAGCTAACTGGATTGCTGCTTCGTCTGCTGGCGGCGCTTCACTGCTTAACTACAACTACACTGCGACTGCTGGTCAGACTACATTCTCTGGTGCTGACGATAACGCTGCTACGCTTTCATACACCCAACAGAACTTGATCGTTACTTTGAACGGTATTGTTCTTGAGGATGGCACTGATTACACGGCCAGCAACGGCACTAGCATTGTTCTATCTACTGGAGCCTCTGCTGGGGATGAGTTGAACATCGTAGCGTTTAAGTCGTTTACGACTGCTGACATGGTTCCAGCTTCTACTGGTGGTACATTCTCTGGCAATGTTGCTATCACTGGCAGCTTCACTTCACGGGGCATCGACGACAACGCTACATCTACAGCTATGACGCTGGATGGCAGCGGTAACTTGCTGGTGGGTAAGACTTCTCCTGATTCCACAACAGTGGGTGTGGAGGCTCGTGGTAGTGGAATTTTAACAGCCACCAGAGACTCTGGGACGCCAGTGTTTTTCGGAAGGAATACAACGGACGGAAGCATCCTCACGTTCCAAAAAGGAAGCACCACGGTGGGGAGTATTGGGGCTAGCGGGAACGAAATCTTTATTGGTTCTCCTAATAGCGGCGGCACATACCTACGGCTAGGGGGTGGTGGATTTTATCCGGCAACATCAACAGGCGCTAATTCAGACAATACCACTAACATTGGTGATCCTGCTGTCCGCTTCAAAGACCTCTACCTGTCTGGCGGTGTATACCTTGGCGGCACTGGGTCGGCTAATAAGCTGGATGACTATGAGGAAGGGACTTGGACGCCTACTTTAAATATGGGCGCTGGGACACTAACATATTTTATGCAGTTAGGTTGGTACAGAAAAGTTGGGTCTCTGGTTTTTATAGCCGTCGACGTTAAAGCAACCTGCAATGCTCAAGCATTCCTTCAAGACTTGGCTAATCTGCCATTTACCGTGGGCAGCACCTCTGGGTTTTACCCAGGCCCTGCAATCTCAAACGCATATAATGTAAATTTAGGGACAAACGGAACTGCTTTGGGCGGCTATTGGGTGAATGGAGATTCTAGGCTGAGGTTTCATTCTTATGGCAATAATACAAACCAGTTAACCCCACTTGTTTCTTCAGGTGTAGGTTTTGAAATCAGGATTCAGGGATTTTACTCAACATAACCACCCCTGTTGGATCACAGGGTAGTCAGTCCAACCATCACAGGAGATAAACGATGGCACTTACAGAACGCACAGTTGAAGACAAAATCGAGATTGTCGGAGACTTCAAACACATCCAAGTACGCACAGCCACGATCATTGAACGTGACGGTGTAGAAATCAGCCGATCCTTCAGCCGCCATGTAGTTGCACCAGATGCAGACATCACAGGCGAGAGTGCTGAGGTTCAAGCTATCTGCGCCGCAGTGCATACACAGGAAGTCAAAGACGCATATGCTGCACACATCGCTGCACAGGAGTTGGGTAATGAGCAGTAAAGCACGGGGATTAGCAGACTTAGGTAACGTCTATGACGATGGTGCCTTGTCTAACCGCAACCTGATTATCAATGGTGCCATGCAGGTGGCGCAGCGTGGGACGAGTGCAACGGGGGTTACTAATACTTCAGGTTACTATACGGTTGATCGTTTTGATTACTATACCCAATCATCTGGATCAGTAGGGTACACCTTATCTCAAAGTACCGATGCCCCTAACGGTTTTGGCAGCAGCTTAAAGGCGGAATGCACTGCATCTCAAACGCCCACAGGCAACTTCAACACTTACTTTCGTCATAAATTTGAAGGTCAGAATGTTCAGTCAATAGGCTTCGGGACACCTGATGCAAAACCTTTCACAGTTAGTTTTTGGGTAAAATCAAGCAAAACAGGGCCATTCACTCTTTCCATTTACAGGTACAGTTCTATCCGCACGACAGGATTATCATACACTGTTAACTCTGTTAATACTTGGGAGTACAAGACGCTAACATTTTCCCCTGATACAACAGGGGCAGTAAATAACGATGCTAGCCAAGGGTTCCAAGTTGCTTGGTTCTTTGGAAGCGGCCCAGATTTGCAGTCTGGAACTTTTACAAATGGAACTTGGAGTTCGTATGTTGAGGACGAGTATGCCGTAAGTGGACAGACAAATATTACAACTATTGGTGACACCTTCCAAATCACAGGCGTCCAACTCGAAGTAGGCGACACCGCCACCCCCTTCGAACATAGGTCGTATGGGGACGAGCTTGCTAGGTGCCAGAGGTATTATGAAAAATTCACACTTATAGATGCGTATAGACCCAATGCTATTGCTTGGGGTACAGGCAATACAAACGCAGCTATTCCATTCACTGTAACAAAAAGAGCAAGCCCAACTCTTATTGTACACGCTAGTGGCGATGTTTTTACTGGTAGCTGGGTTAGTGCAGATGGCGTTGCAATAGCAGGTACAGGGCCAACTATAAATGGCGTTAGCTTGGATATACAGAAGGCATCTGCTTATACAGTAAAATATGGATATTTCATTCGAAACCAAATATTTAGCGTTGATGCGGAGTTATAAGCATGGATAATATGAACATCACATCAGCCCAGTACCAAGTGGACGCATTGTCAGGTACTAACTCTGGCATCCAAGCCACTATCGACGGCACTGAAATGTCAGCCCCCCTAGACCCAGCCAATCGCCACTACGCAGAGATCATGCGGCAGGTCGAGGCTGGCGAGTTGGTCATTGCAGACGCTGAGTAGAGTATAGATGACACCTACCCAAGACAGTTGGCATTTATCTAAAAGTGTCCCAGTAACGCTGATCTTTGGGCTTATCACACAAGGTGCCGCTATAGTCTGGACCGTCTCCATGATGCTTGGAGACATCGATAGGAACGCTGCTAACATTAAAGAAATGGAAGTACGCGTGAACAAGATCGAGGGGATGGTCTACGATCAAGCGGTGTCTATGGCCCGTATAGATGAGAACATTAAAGCAATTCGTAGTGCCGTAGAGCAAATGGCAACACGAGGCCAATAAAGGCAAACATATGACACAGTACATCTATGATGTCGCTGAGTCACACTTAGGGGTCAAAGAGTACCCCGCAGCTAAACACAACCCCACAATTATCGAATACTACAAGGCTTCTGGTCACTCTTGGGTTCAAGATGACGAGACCCCGTGGTGTGCGGCATTTGTAGGGGCTGTGTTGGCTGAGTGTGGTATGCGCGGCACTAACGAACTAAACGCACGTTCCTACATGAAGTGGGGGCAACCCGTAGATATCTCAGAGGCCCAGAAGGGTGACGTTGTGGTATTCTGGCGGGGGTCTCCAGATAGCTGGAAGGGACACGTAGCGTTCTTCTCTCACACTGACGGGGAGAACGTATGGGTCTTAGGGGGGAACCAAGGTAACGCAGTTTCCCTTAAACCTTACCCAATGAGTAGGCTTCTAGGAGTCCGTGCTCTTAAGGCTCCACGGACATCTAAAGCACAGAGTAAAACAGTACAGGCATCTATGTTCCAACTAGCAACAGCTGCTGGAACTGGAGTTAGCGCTGTGGCTTCTCTCGATGGTACAGCACAGCTTGTGACTATCGTAGGGGCTGTGGTGGTAGCTGTAGCTGCCATGTTCATCCTGAAGGAGCGTATCCTTAAGTGGAACGCAGGGGATCGATGATCCTCGGTAAAGCTAAATCAGTAATGCTAGGGATCGGTGGGTTCCTAGCAGTTATCCTAGCGGCCTACATTAGGGGTCGTCAGGCTCAAGCGGATCGAGTGATCCAGTATGAGCTAGAGAAATACAAACAAACACGAGGGCGTATCGATGAAGCTGATACTGTTGAGCGTGACGCTGACGATGCTCGTGAGTGGCTGCGCAACCGCAATAAGTGACAGGGCAATCTGTGATGGCACTGAGAGACTCAGAGACGACCATACAGACGCTTTGATAGCTGATGGCGGGGATGGGTCAGTAATTACAGGAGCGGCCCTCCTAGACGCCCTAGACAGGGCCTGTGGAGAATAGAATGTCTGCATCTAAAGAAATACTAGGAGACCTACACTCCGCTATCGCTGCTGAACTACTACAACGTGTTCAAACTGGCGAGGCGAGTGCAGCTGAATTGTCTACAGCTATCAGGTTCCTCAAGGACAACAACATTGAGGCTATTGCTGCCGACAATGACGGGCTTACTGCACTGATGAAGGCACTGCCCGACTTCGATAACGAAGAGTACTACAACTAGAGGACCTTCTTCACCGTTTCTAGGACACCCAACTAGGAGCAAGAATGGAACTCTCTTTTTATCAACGAAAAGCACTACAGACAGCAATCTACCCTGAGACCCAGCGTATCGCTTACCCAGCCATGGGTCTCGCAGGGGAGGTTGGTGAAGTCATGAATAAGATCAAGAAGGTCTATCGTGACAAGGATGGTGTATTCGACAAACAGACCAAACAAGACATCGCTAAAGAACTCGGTGATGTCCTTTGGTATCTCGCGGTCCTCGCCCAAGACTTAGGGCAGGGTCTCGATGCAGTCGCTGAGAAGAACCTTAACAAACTAGAGGACCGCCAAGAGCGCGGGAAACTCTCAGGATCGGGGGACAACCGATGAGTTGGTTCTGGCGATACATGAACTTCTTGGCGACATGGCGGGAACACCGTCGAGTAATCAAAGAACTTAATTCTCTAACTGACAAAGAACTTAACGATATTGGTATCAACCGTGCCGACATCGACCGCCTCGTATGGCTGGGTGAAGACAAAGACGCACGGGGGCGCGGCAAATGAATAACTATCTACCAACAGACTACCAATCCTTTATCCACACATCACGTTATGCACGTTGGTTGGAGGACGAGGGACGCCGCGAGACTTGGGGTGAAACTGTAGGCCGCTACATGAATAACGTAGTGGCAGGTAAGGTTGACGGTAAAACCGCTCAGGAGATCGAGGAAGCTATCCTTAACCTTGAGTTGACCCCCAGTATGCGAGCGTTGATGACAGCTGGCCCAGCGATGCAGCGAGACAACACAGCCGCGTACAACTGCTCCTACCTACCAGTGGATGACGTGCTTGCCTTTGATGAGGCTATGTACATCCTGCTGTGTGGCACAGGTGTAGGGTTCTCTGTAGAGCGTCAGTACGTCAAGAACCTCCCAGAAGTACCTGAGATGCTGTTTGATAGCGACACCACGATTGTCGTTAAGGACAGTAAGGAAGGCTGGGCTAAGGCACTGCGTCAAGTGATTGCGTTGCTGTATGCTGGCGAGGTCCCATCTTGGGATGTCTCTAAGGTACGCCCAGCGGGTGCAAAGCTGAAGACCTTCGGTGGTCGTGCTAGTGGCCCAGCGCCCCTAGTGGAACTCTTTAACTTCGTAGTTAACGTCTTCAAGAACGCTAAGGGTCGTAAGCTATCGTCTATCGAGTGCCACGACATCATGTGTAAGATTGGTGAAGTTGTAGTTGTGGGCGGTGTACGTCGATCAGCTATGATCTCTCTGTCTAACCTGAGCGATGACCGTATGCGTCATGCGAAGTCAGGTGAGTGGTGGTCTAACAACCCTCAACGTGGACTAGCGAACAACTCAGTATCCTACACTGAGAAGCCAGACAGCCTTTCGTTTATGCGGGAGTGGATGGCACTTGTAGAGAGTGGTTCAGGTGAGCGCGGTATCTTTAACCGTGAGGCATCTAAGAAACAAGCTGCAAAGAATGGTCGTCGGGACAATAGTTACGATTTCGGAACTAACCCGTGTTCGGAGATCATCCTACGTCCCTATCAATTCTGCAACCTAACGGAGGCCGTTGTACGTGCTACTGATACTATTGAATCGCTTGAGCGAAAGGTACGATTGGCAACCATTTTGGGTA